TCAATGATATTTAAATATATTTATTTTTCTCATCCTAATATCTTAATTTTTAAAATATTCAATAATTGGAATACTTGCCCATCATCCCATTTACTTATATCTACATTATCATTAAAAACTTTTAAATATTCTTTCACCACATTTCTCCATTTATCTATTCTCTTTACTCATTTTATCACATCCCAAAAATTATATCTAGTATTCATAAATAATACTTTTACAGCTACTGGCACATCTCACACCCTATAACTCTTTCCATTCACCTTTACTATATCAATGCTCTCATCTCTATCTAAATCATATATCATTTTATTTTCCTAGAAATTAAAAACATACTACTATTTAAAGTAGTATGCTTTTTATATTTTCTTTCAATGTCTTTTCACTTTTTACCCTGCTTGCTCATCCACAATTCTAAATAATTGATTCTGTGAATCAGGGAATGCTTTTATTTCAATAGGGAATGTCGCCGCATCATCTCACTCATCAGGTTGTCGTGTAAATTCTATTCCTGCTCTATTATACCCTTCAAAAAATTCAAGATAAAATTCTTTTCCATCGCTATCAGTATTTACAAACTTGAATCTATTAGTTGCCAATTCTTTCAATACATCTTTAAACACAAGGCTCTTATTACTAGCAGGAGTATATTTATAATCTACGGTAATCACCCCAGTTTGAGCAGTCTTAGGGATAATATAATTTACTCACCCTTCATCTTTACTCACACTATAATCAGTATCCAAAGTCAAAGCCACTCCATCAGCCTTCACACTATATCAAGCATTACTAAAATCCATCAAAGATTTATCAGCATTCCTATGATTCAATGCTATTTGTTGCCCCACAGTCCATCCAGTTCCTTTTGCTTCTCCTGTAACTGTTATTTCAGAGCCATCAGCACTCGCATAATCTGGCAATCCTGTCAATTCATAAAGATTTTCCAAATTAAACTCATAAAGATTAGCACTAAATAATGCTTCTTCTATCTTTACTTTCGGTGCCATCTTTGCATTATCTGCCACTAATTCTTTTGTTTTGGTCGTAACATTTAAAACAGCATCCTTCAATGCTCCATAATTCTTCCAAGAATTTCAATTGTCAGGGCTTACCATCAAAACCCCACTCCCAAATTTTACTGTATCTACATTTTGAAAAGTTGTTTGCATCTTTATAACATATAATAAATTAAAAACTATTTCACTACCTTTACTTTTACTGTAATATGTATTCCATATAATCTACTATTCTTATCCCATCTACTATCATCCCTTAATACTAATACGCTCTTGATTCAATTTTCATCACTCCTTAATCAATGCAATAAATCATCCACTCTATCAGCAATATTATCTCCCAATATCTCATCTTCACTCCATACACTCAATTGGAATATATGTTTTTGTATGCTTTTCATACTAAAACTCCTTTCTCTATCTAATCTAAATATACTAATCAATGGAGCTTTCACATCCTCATCTGCAACTCACCCAACCACTTTATCAGCACCTCAAAGAAGAGAAACAAGCAAAGCATCATTTGATAATTGATTAAATATATATTCATTACTATTCATTGCACCCTCTTCATAAGTTAAAAAAACTTTTTTTCAATGTCTTTTCTCTCTATCTCATAAATCTTCACAACCTTCTTCTTATTATTTTTATAAAGTGGCTTTTAGCTTCATCCTCATTCTCTATCAATGCCAATCTCAAAAAACTTCTTGGTCTCATAAATCTCGTTCAAAATTCAAGATGGAATCCATAATTTGCCACACTCTGCATAGTCCCTATAATATGTTTATACTTTCATTTTTTCTCACTACTTATACTTCTTTTCAGATTCCCTGTTACCTTCCTGCTTAAATCCTTTGGTGGTCTTCTTGGGTCTCTTGGGGTAATATCTCTCACTTTTTCTTTCAGCATTAAAACGGTATCATCCAAAGCAAACTCTACAGCATCCATCACCCTCTCATCATCCATATTAAACTCCCATCACTTTCCAACTACTTTACTCATTCTATTTTATCAATAAAAGATAAAAGGTGGTCGTTCGGTCATCAAATACCCTGCACTCACTCTACAATCCTCACATCATAAGTATTACCATCTATAACAACTCTATCTCCTTCTTTTACATCTTGCCCTAATAAAAACCTACATTTATGAGTTGTTTTTCTATACTTTCAAACACCTTTCTCCAAAGAATCTTCATAAGATATTTTATTTGCACTCAAAACACAATTTACATTGCTATATACTTCATTCCAATCATTTTTCTTTTTACTTCCATAACTATTTACAGCAACTATACTTCTCAATATAGTTGCTTTCTGTCAATGTCTTTTAATCACCCTATTTAATAAACTCATTTCAAGGCTCTATTCAAACTAAAAAGCTTATATCTATTCACAATATCTATTGTACTCTTTCCATATACACTTTTTGTATCCTTTTCTATTTCTCATTTAGAATAATAGCTTATAGAGATTCCATCTACTCTCTCACTCTTTACCTTCAAATTCTCCTCACTTCCACTCTCCAAAAAACTCTCTTTACAGCTTTTCAAAAATACTCACTCTATTTCTCATATATCTTCTAAATCATCCCATCAAGCAGTATACTTTACTTTTATCTCTCCATATATAGCACCTCTTAATATCACTCTTCTTCATTTTATAGTTTTCACTTCTCCACTAATATCATTCCCACTTTCATCCCATATCTCCACATTTCTTATATTCCTTCTTAAAAGGAATAATTTATTTGGTCATTCTACATATTCTATATATTCAGCACTCCCAAGATTCCATCCAAAGAGAGTATCAAATTTTTTAGTCTCTCTATCAATTATCTTCTGCAATTCTACATCTTGCGAATCATCAGTAATTCACAAAAAACCTTTTAAATTCTCCAATGTAGTATATTTCATATATGCCATCTCCCAAAATAACCAAATAAATTACTTCTTTCACTTATTTCATTTCCAAAATTCATAAAAATCCTTTAAGTTCTGTACCCCAACCAAAAGACTTCCAACACCAACAGAAATTAAAACGCTTATATAATATGGTATTTCCTTTCACCTTTCTTCTAAATAAAAGAATATCACCAATACTATTACCATTCATAATAATCTCTGTAATACAGCAATCCCACTATTCCAATTTTCCTTGTTTTTTTCTACCATAGCCCAATCTATACATAATAAACATTCACAAGACAATCCCAACAAAAGCTCCTATCCCAAAATTTATATCAATAAATCATAATAACATAACAAATACTGCATATATTCCTTTACTCTCCATTTCTCACAACAAAACAAATAAAAAATCCCAGTGAAAGCCCCCAACTATTCATCATCTGTATCTTCTTCTTCATCTATATCCTCTTCTTCTTCTTCTTCTTCTTCTTCTTCAAGTTCTTCTATGAGTTCATACATTTCTTTTTTTGTTTCATCTCCTTCTAAAAAGATTCCAAGTCATTCACAATACTCCACAAGAGCATCTTTATTTAATTTTTTGTAATCTACTGTATCATTTCCTTCTCCTTCTCCATCTAATACTTCTCCATTATCCACTACATTCTCTCCATCTTCTACTAATACATCACCTACCACATCGAATCAATGAGCAATATAAGCATCTACATCGGTTACATTAACAACCCCTCAAGGTGCTATACCATTATAGGTACATTTACTCTTGTTTACTAATTTAGTTACTTTTAATTTCATCTTTATAAAGATTAAATAATAAAAACATTTTCAATTTAAGTATCACCACACTTTTTTCAATGTCTTTTCTTTTTATAAAAAAACCACCCCTAAAGGTGGCTTCTTTGTATTTTACTTTTTACTATTATTTTACCTTCAAACCTTTCGCAATTCACATAGCTTCAGGATTTTCCACTTGTATATCCATTCTTGCAGTAATTACAAACAAAGTTCCTCTTAATCTTGCATATCTCTCTGGCTCGATTGTGATTTTTCTTTGCATACCCCAAATAATATTCTTATCATTTCCAAGAATCATACTTGCTCCATCCAAAGTACATTTATACAAGAAGTTCTCATTAGAATCTCACGAATCATAATCAAAAGGCACAGCATCAGCAAGAGTCAAAGTATTTGTCGCGATACTTACAACAGAAGTTGCAAACTGTTTAGCTTTACCATAAGCTAATACTACATTATCTCAAGCACTAAGACTAGATGCATCACTCAAATCTACGGTTGTATCTCCCTTTGTTACATTACTTGAAATAGTTAATTTACTTCCTGTTACAACTGGCTCCTCAACACTCATATTTGGCACTTCAATAAATGATTTTCCATAAGCTCCCTTCTTATCCACAGTATTCAAATTTGTTTCATACTTATCAGAAAAATCAATTACTAAATCATTTGGCATAAATACTCCATTTAATCCCTTTCTATACTTCGTATCTATTGATTTATATAATTTAGAGATTTTTTGCTTATCCATATATCTATCACTAAATATACCACTTGCACAATCTACGATTTTTCCACCATTCTTCTCTACTCTATAGAATACACCATCAAATTGCTGTAACAAATCTTCTGCTCCATCATTCTTTCTACCATACAATATAGCTTCCTCAATTTGATTCCTTCCTTGTGAAGCTATCATTTGCATTAGATGTTGTTTAAATGCAGCACCTTCAATATTATCTTCAATTTCATCATCATAGATAAACACTTCTGCAATAATCTCTTTACTATTCAATTCAATAGAATCTGCAACAGCTTGAATCCTTTTAGAAGTATCCAACTCTTGCCCTCTCGTAGCAGGATAGAATACTTTTTTACCGATTCCAATTTTACCAATCTTCACATTTGGTTGGCTCATCTTTATTACTCTAATTCTTTTGAGCAATACACTTTCATCCACGATATAATCAATGAATTTATCAGCCTGCTTTGTATTCAAATGTACTAGAGAACTTGAATCTCCATTTGAAAAAGCTTTCATAATTTTTTGTCCTTTGTCCATCTTAATATAATATAAATAATAAAAATGCAATAAATAATAATCTTAAATTTAATCAGCCCAAACATTCTTCTCTGTAACTGCTTCTTGGGTACTTCATCTTGTATATTTTTCTACAACTTCCAATTTACCTTCCATCTTTGCAATCTTAGTTTTAGCATCTGCCAACTCTTCCATTAGTTTTCCTAAATCATCAGCATTCACACTCAAACTTGCTCGCTTTTTAATAGATTCACCATCAAACATCTTCTCCAATATTTCCACTCTTTCTTCTAGTGATTTTTCTACTTTCTCACCACCTTCTTCTCCTTCTCACCCTTCTCATCCTTCATCACCTTCTCCACCATTATCTCCACCATCATTACTATCACCTTCTTCTAATTTCTCTGCTTCTTCTTCTAATTCTTTTTGAAGTTTTGCAACCTCTTCACTTTTTTCAATAACTTCATCCATTTTTTCTTCCTTAATCAAAGATACTATCTCTTTGTTTAATTCTGCCATTTTTAATATTTTTTCTTTCATCCTTATAAAGATTTAAATAATAAATATATTCATTAAACACAATCACAATACAATCATCTCTATTTTTTTCAATGTCTAATATAACTTTTTTCTATGTTTTCTAACTTTTCCTTTTGCTCATCACTCAAAATTCCACCACCATCTCGCATTTTTACAATACTAAACTTCTTTTCCGCGAACTCCACAGCAGGCACTTTTCCTTTCTTTAATAAAGAAATAGTATTTACAACCAACTCTCCAATCCTATTAGCCATCAATATTATCATATTATAATCTAAAAATATTAAATTTTTTCCCTCTTTCAAAATCATTCCATACTTACTCACACATATTTCCCATCCAATATATCTTCATATACTTCATCACTAAATTTAATTCATAACACCCAACTTCATTTCGGTATTATCAAATCATTATCTTCATCCACTACAAACTCACAAGGCATAATATAACTTTCTACAAAATCATACTCCTCTTCATCTACCTCATCACTAGAACTATGATTTATATTTATTTTTTTCTTATTACTATTTATCATAAATTCGTGTGCTGTTTCTATTATTTCATCTTCACTAATTATATCACCATTTCTATCTTCTATTTCAGGCACAAGAATCACAAATAAAATAGTATTAAATGTTTTTTTGCTCTTAATAAACTTCACTATATTCATTTGTACTATATAATCAGCTAAAATATGCTTATCTTATATCACTAAATCACTCAAAATCAATGTCTATTGTCTCCACCCTACAAATACACCACTCCACTATCTCATCCCTTTAAAATGCTCTTTCACCACCAAAGATATTACCTTTGCAATTTCCCTCTCTGCTTCCATCATTTTCTCATGATATTCTCTAAATTGCTCATCTCATTGTAAAGAAGATTTTGGGGCATCCAACTTATCACCAGTCATATCCTTATACCTTCCATATTGTCGATTCATTATCCTTCTCATCTTTTTAATATGGATTTGTTGCACATATATAGGCAAATGATTTATCCTATCAAAGAATAATCTTTGCATATCGTGCCATATTTTTAAATCCTCTTCTCACAATAATAATTTATGGTTTGTCTTTTCTTTTATTCTCCTTTGCATCTTACCATATATTCTTGGATGAATATCTAATATATTATGCAATGTGCTATGCACCCTATTTTTTAGTAGCACTATATTTTCTTTTATATCAGGTCATCTCAAACTCACTGGAATTATATGATGCCTACTAGAGCCATTATTTTTTACTACATTATTTCTCATCCCAACCATTAGAAGTAAAATACGCACACTTATTATATCCTTGGGTCGCTTAATCTCCTATCAGTATGGCATCTACATCAAGGGAATCTTAATGGTCTTGAATGCCCACTTGGGAAGGTATCATCATTTGGAATCCATCAAGCATCACTATTTTCTCTACACCCATCACTTACTCTATCATCTTCGTGAGTTTTCCATTTCTTCCATCACTCCACTCAATGCTTTTCTTGTAACAATTTAAACTCTTCTTCTTTCCCTGCTTCATAACTATTTCATAATTCTGTACTTGCAATAAGTCTTGCTCTTTTATGAGAGAAAGAAAAATCTTTTTTCAAAACCTTCATTACATCATTATATCCTTCTCCACTCTCTAAAGCTTTTTCTATAATCTTATTGATTCTCTTTCTCGTTGTCTTATCCACCCTAGTCACCAATATTCAAGCATTTTCTTTTGCCCATTCTTTCGCTTTATCACTACTCACCTCAAAACTAATATCCAAATCCGGCTCAAATTTACTCACATCTATTCACAATCTTTTAGCTCATCTCAAAAATCCTCTTTTTAACGCTTTTCCTATAACCTCTAGCATCTTATCAAACAAACCATCACTCATCTTCTCTATTTTATCATTCATAGACAAATAAGTATTTTCTTTTAATTC